GAATAAACGGCAGTGGCAGTGGACGATTGATAATCCAGATCGAGAACATGCTCTGGTTATGAATATGCACTACGAAGACCCGCCGACTTTGGAGCAATATGTTCAGTGGTACTTCTTAGAAGAAGATTGGGATTGGGCTTTCGCTGTCGCGTTTTGTGAGAGTTCTTCTCTTCCCGACGATACTTATAACTCTGCTGTTTCTTCGGCGCATGCCAAAGGCGCCTTCCAGCACTTGCATAAGTACTGGGATCTTCGTCGCTCCCTAGCCGGTTTTGAAGGCTATGACATCTTCGACTTAGAGGCGAATACGGGCGTCGCCAGTTGGCTTTATTACACCTCTGGCCCACAGCACTGGAATCCTTCTAAACATTGTTGGGCTAAACGGGTCACCCAATAAAAGCACGCACAAAAGTACAAGAATCGCTATTTGACTAGCCGTTTACACGAAAACAGTCATGCCAAAATAGAAGTATGGCTTGGGGCGATGATTACTCAATGCCCAGAGTCGAATCGGCTGGCTGGGACAATTCTGATCGCATACTTGCAATCGAGCGACCTCAATATCAGAAAGACGCTTCTTGTAGAACTTGTGAAGACCCGTCAATATTTTTCCCATCGCCAGGGGATACAGAATCACTTAAAGCGGCTAAGGCTATGTGTTCCGCATGTCCAGTAGTTGATGACTGTTTAAGGTATGCCTTGGAGAATAATGAGCGTTATGGGATTTGGGGAGGGAAGAGCACAAGAGAGCGTTTATTGATACTCAGGGCGAAAAGAATCCTCGAAGCAGGCGAAGCCTAATCGACTAGTGCCCAAAGAAAGCGTAGGCTAGCAACATGGCCATCATCACTTATCAAGATCTTGCCACCTATATGAACAAGACGTTTACTACGGGAGAGCAAGCCGCCGCTAACTCGATGATTGGCGCATTAGAGCGTGAGTTGTCAGGGATACTCAACCGATCCTTGACTGGTACGACTATCACTGATGAAGCGCACATCCTTCAAAGAAACCAACATCAAATATTTTTAAAGGAATATCCGGTTCTTTCGGTGACTTCTTTAAAGATAGGTGATCTTGGATCTGAGACCACTCAAACTCTCACTGACTTCGATATTTACACGTGGGGGATTGATGGTATTTTTGCGACGACACAAGGAACCAGCGCACTCGTTTCTTATACCGCAGGCATGGGCGCTACTGAGCAACAACAGTTGGAAGCATTAATGCTTCGTGTCACGGCGCGCGAAATGTCTCAAATTCTTGCTGATGCCCAAGGCATGCAACGCCTTAAGGCAGAGGGTGTGGATATGACATTTGCAAATAATGGGGCCTCAGGTTTTTCTGAGGAAGATCTCCGTTGGGTGCGGAGGTATAGGCGCAGAGGGGTTTACTAATGCGCGGTGCATCTCACACTCTGACAATTCGGAGTAGAAGCACTGCTTCGGTAAACGCTGAAGGGCAAGTCACATATTCCGATAGTGACACGACTGTTAAAGGCCGTGTCATGATCCGTAACACCGAAGATGTGGGCATGGAGGGTCAAGCCTCCAGTCAGGCTGAAGCCATTGCTTGGGTGCCAACATCTACAACCATTACAGACGCCGATCAGATAGTGGTTTCAGGTTTAAACACTTTGCTAAATGGCACTTATGACATTACGGGTATCCAATTCACACCGTCGCATTACAGAGTCTTTTTATTAGGGGCTAGGACATGACAGCGGGGGTAGTCGGGAATTACTCGAAAAAGCATGCGAATCTAGGGAATGCCATTTTGGCTAACGCGATTAACGTTTTTAACGGAGGTGGAAAGTTTTTACCTAAAGCAGGCCGCCATATTGGCCAAAAATATAAAACCATTATTCAAATTGGTTACAGCAAAGCGGGCACCGGTAAAAAATATATTCACCCAACCAAGGGAGAAGTACGAGCATCGGTTCCGCCAGCCCCCCCTGCCATGCAGGAAGGCTCCTTAAGAGACAGCGTTGAATTTTCTGTCGCTGTGCGTCCAGGGCGGTCAGTCTCAACAGGGCGATTTGTTAAAGGGTTTGGTAAAACTGTCGTGCATATTTTCACACGGCACGAAGCGGCGTTACGTTTGGAACGGGGTTACATAACTCCGCAAGGGGCTCAAGTTCCCCCTCGTCCGCATTGGCGTGAGCAAAGGCGCAACCCTCAAAATCACACCATGATTCGGTCGATAACTGCCGGTATGTTCATAGCAGGTGAGGTGGCGATGGCTGCTAAATTGAGAACGATGATGCCAAAGAAGACTTATGCGACAATAGGTCGTGAAGTAAGGGCAGGTAGATAATGGCCAGCGTTGGGGCAGCAGTAAGAACTGCAATAACAAGTGCAAGTATTTCCGGCATTACTGGTGTGTTCAGAGATATTGCTCCCGACTCGACAGCGCTGCCGTTTATCACTCTTGCCTCAGATTTAGGTAGGGGGCCCGTTCTTCAAGGTGATGGGGCTGTTCTTGCACGGACACAAGAAATGCAAGTTGACTTATGGCAATCTCATGAGTCTGAAGATGTGACCTTGGTTGAGTCTTTGTTGGCTGCTCTTGATTCAGCGACTTTGACTGGCGCTGATAAAAATATTTTTCAATGCAGAGTTGTGGATGTGGTTAGAGATGTGCAACCTGATATAGACATCTGTCACCATTCCTTATCCCTCGACGTTACACACACAAACTAATGGCTTTTACAACGATCACCGTAACCGGTACTTATTTACAGGCAGATAACTCAACTCCTGCTACTGGCAATGTCACGTTCCTTGCTTCAACGACAATGACTGATTCTTCTAATGATCAGATTGTTGCTCCAACTTTTGTTACAGGCACTTTGAATGGTTCTGGAACTTTCAGTGTTTCACTTACTGCTACTGACGACTCAACCACTCAACCAACGGGCGTTACTTATGAGGTAACTGAGAACATTGATGGTGCTGGACAGAACAAATACAACATTGCTGTGCCAGAAAATTCCATTGCAGGGACTTTGGATTTAGCGGATATCACACCTTCGACCACTCCGATCACTTCTTACAATTACGCAACACAGGCTTATGTTGCGACTTCTATTGCTGGCCAGACATCCTATACACATACGCAGGAGACACCCTCTACTAGTTGGTCGGTAACCCATAATCTTGGGTTCAGACCCAGTGTTTTTGTGGTCGATACGTCCGATAATGTCTGCTACGGGGACGTGACGTACACAAGTGCAGATGCACTAACGATTACCTTCGCACAATCGTTCGGCGGAAAGGCGTATCTTTCTTAGTAGAGAATCGTTTTTTTTATACGCTTACTAGGAGCCTAGATGCCGAAGTATTTGGTCAATCTTGACCTAAATCAAAATCAATTAATCAAGCCTCGGATAGAGAATCTTGCTAGCGCTCCTAGCACGCCTGTCACTGGGCAGATGTACTACAACACCACGAACAATACCCTCAATTTTTACAATGGGAGTTCATGGATAAACCTCGCTGAAGGCGATATCGAATCTGTCACGGCGGGCACGGGGCTCTCGGGAGGTGGGGTCCAGGGAGACGTTACGATAAATATTGCGGATACTTCGGTTACCGCTAACTCTTATGGTAGCGCTACTGCAATCCCAACTTTCACTGTTGATGCTCAAGGTCGTTTAACTGCTGCCGCTGATGTCAACATAGCAATCCCGAATACTCAAGTTACAGATTTTCAAGAAGCCGTAGAGGATGTTGCTGGGGCCCTTATCTCGGGAACAGCAGATGAAGTATCGGTTACTTATACAGATGGGTCAGGAACCCTTGTTATCGGGCTTCCTGATGATGTAACAATCGGACAACACCTGACTGTTACGGGGAACCTGACTGTTAACGGAACGACCACAACGGTCAACTCCACCACTCTTACAGTTGACGACAAGAACCTCGAACTTGGTTCTATCGGCTCCCCAACTGATATCACCGCTGATGGCGGCGGTATCACCCTGAAAGGTGCCACTGATAAAACTATCCTGTGGGAAAACGATTCTGATTCATGGGATTTTTCCGAGCATGTTAATGCTGCTGCGGGTAAAGAATTTAAGATCAATAATACTTCGGTTCTGAGTGCAACTACGCTTGGTTCTGGTGTCACGACCTCATCACTTACTTCGGTCGGCACTATCGCCTCAGGTACATGGGCTGCAACCGACGTTGCGGTAGCCCATGGTGGTACTGGGGCCTCTACTGCTGGAGATGCCAGGGCAAACCTTGGCATCATGGAAAAAGTCACTGCAACTATCGGTGACGGTTCTTCTACATCGTTCGCTATAACACATAACAGGTCAACCATGGATGTCATGGTTGAGGTTTACGACGCATCCACTAACGACACAGTTTTTGCCAATGTGACACGGAACTCCACCAGCCAGGTGACAGTTTCATTCGCATCGGCTCCGGCATCCAGCGCATATAAAGTGGTGGTTATCGGTTAGTCCATTCCCCATAACTACCTTGCGGGGTAGGGCAGGGGCCAATTAAAAAGAGGAATAGTTGAGGCTATGCCCAAGTTTGTAGAGCGGATAACCGCTCAGACATTTGCATCCGCTGCATCGACAGCGATAGACGTTTTCGTTTCTGGCGACTCCAATGCCAGAATCGCAGTTGATGCTGGTGGAAAGTTGACTTGGGGATCCGGCTCTGGCGCCGGTGATGTCACTTTGTATCGTTCAGCGGCAAACGCCCTGAAAACTGATGATACTTTCGAGGGTGCTGCTGGTCTTATTACTCTCACCACTTCAGGTGCACCAACCGACACTTTGGCTGATGGTGCTTTAGCAGTGGACACAACAAACAAGTCTCTGTATTTCAGAGCAGATAGCACTTGGAACGAAAGCAATATCCCATCGACGACTAGCGCTGATGGTGGGAATGCTTCAGACTCAGTTCATTATCTAATATCAGCAGATGGTGGCGCTAACGGCGCGTCACTCTAGGAGAACAAAATGGCAGCAAAAATTCAGTTCAGAAGGGACACAGCATCCAACTGGACATCTAACAATCCGACATTGAGCGACGGTGAGTTCGCTATCGAGTCGGACACTAGGAAGTATAAGATCGGTGACGGTAGCACTGCTTGGACGTCACTTGGATACGGCGGGTTAGGTGCAATTGACACTGCCCTCGTTGATGCTAAAGGTGACCTTATTTTAGGAACCGCCGATAACACTGTCGACCGAGTCGCCGTTGGCTCGAATGGACAAGTTCTTATCGCTGATAGCGCTCAAAGTGGTGGTGTTAAATGGGGATCCCCTGAGAAAGTCGTTCACTGGCATGAAGCCGTGAAGTTGGGCACCGCTGCCGCACTTCCCAACTCTCCGACTTACAGCAATGGGACATCAGGTGTAGGAGCAACACTCACCTCAGATTCAAACGTTCGTTTACAAGTAGATGGCACTAATGCCACTACTGGAGATCGAATTCTTGTCCAAGACGAATCCACTGCCGCTAACAACGGTATTTATGATGTAACCGCTCAAGGCGCTTCCGGTTCAGCCGCATGGGTATTAACTCGTGCAGTTGACTTTGATGGTAGTACTGGAGCCGAGATTATCCCTGGCGAATCAGTTTATGTTCTCTCTGGTAGCACCAATGGTGGTCAAGGCTTTGTTGTAACATCCACAAGTGATCCACACACTGTGGGTACTAACGATATTGCATTCACGCAATTCACAGGTACCCAGGCGATCACTCCCGGTACGGGTCTCGCAAGCAGTGGTAACACAATCAACGTTGGGACTGCTAGTTCTGCACGAATAGTTGTTAACGCAGACGATATTGATTTAGCGGCAACGGCTGTGACAGGCGCTTCTTACGGTAGCGCTTCGGCTGTGCCTACTTTCACGGTTGATACTTATGGGCGTTTAACCGCTGCTTCTGACACGACTATCGCTATCGCTGCTTCAGCAGTAACTGATTTCACTGAAGCGGCGCAAGATGTCGCAGGGGCGCAATTAGCGACTAATGGGTCTCACACAGGAATCACCGCTACTTACGATGATGCAGGTGACGGAGCCGTCGATTTGGCTCTCGTTTCAGAAAATGTGCAAGATATCGCAGGAGCACAATTAGCAACAAACGGATCACACACCGGTATTACAGCCACATACGACGATGCCGGTGACGGCGCCATAGACCTTGCTCTCGTCACGGAGAACGTTGAAGACATAGTTGGGGCTCAAATAGCCACCAACGGCTCTCACAGCGGCGCTACGGCGACCTACGACGATTCTGGTGATGGTGCTATAGATCTAAAAATCACTGAGGTTTATGACACTGATTCTGATTCCAAACTTTATTGGAGTGCAGATGACGTTATGAAAGTAAATCTTGCTGGCAGCGACAAGTATTCATTCACTAGCAGCCAGTTCTCTGCAACAGGAATTACTGGTGCTTTCGGAAGTTCAATAAACATTCTCACTACTGATAGTGGTGCTAGTGCTGGGCCGTTTCTTTACTTAGAAAGAAACAGTGGAAGTCAGGCTGCTAACGATCTGCTCGGACAAATCCAATTTACGGGTGAAGATGACGGTGGCTCAGACAACACCTACGGAATGATTACGGGTCTTGTTTCAGATCCAGCAGCAGGTGGCGAAGACGGAACAATCCGTATGAGCGTTTCGATAAACGGAACTGACTCAACAATCGCTGACGTGATGCAATCAGGTATCAACCTTGCTTCTAGCATGGGGATACTCGTAGGAGGCACAAGCCTTTTGACGAGCACTTCTCTAGCAGCCACGGTGGTTCTCGCAGATGGCGTCGCAGCAACCACACAATCTGGTAGCGACAATTCTACGAAGGTGGCAACGACCGCATATGCGGATGCTCAAGGAACCACAGCCGCTGCCGCAATCACATCAATAGATGACGCTGACGGCGACACCAAGATCCAGTTAGAAGAATCCTCAGACGAAGACATTATTCGTTTCGACACTGCCGGTTCAGAAAGAATGACAATAGCCGCTGATGGCACTGTCACCATTACGGGGAACCTCACAGTTAACGGAACAACGACTGAGATCAGTTCAACAACCATCACAGTTGATGACAAGAACATTGAACTCGGCGCTGTCGCTTCTCCGAGTGACACCACTGCTGATGGCGGTGGAATCACCCTTAAGGGCGCAAGCGATAAAACATTCAACTGGGTTGACTCAACTGATGCTTGGACATCTTCAGAGCACATCGCTCTCGCCACTGGCAAGAGTGTTTACATTGACGGTGTCATCCAATTGTCGAAGAATTCACTCGCAGCAACTGTCGTCCTCGCAGACGGAATTACTGCTACGACACAATCGGCTAGTGACAACTCCACGAAAGTGGCGACCACTGCTTATGTCGATACTGCCACTGGCAATATTGACACAACAATCATTAAAGACGCTGATAATGACACCAAGATCCAGGTTGAGGAAATTTCCGATGAGGACAAAATCCGGTTTGACACTAGCGGAACAGAGAGAGCAGTCCTTGATGCCGACGGTTTTGACGTCACAGGTAACGTTCGTTACAGCATCGCCCTGAATGCCCAGACGGGAACTGCGTACACCCTGGTGATCGGGGACCGAGGCAAGTTGGTTACTACCAGCAACGGTTCCGCTCAATCAATAACAGTTCCACCTAACAGCAGT